ATCCTTGAGATTTCCTCGAAAGATTGTGTGAATGCGTTCACCCGATGCCAACACCTCTTCAATTCGTGCAATTTCCTCATGGAACATTGGATCCTCAAAATCAATTGGGTCCGTTACTCCAGGAACTTCACGATCCACAGTAGAGATGTATAAATTCTTCTTCTTATTCAACGGCCATCCCATTGAAGTATTCAATGGCAAACGGGAATAAGCCGCAATTCCGTCAGCACCAGCCATCACATAATCGTGAGCTAGTGGATAAGTTACATTCACTGCCTGTGGATGTGCCTCAAGAAACTTTTCAACCTTACGGATGAAATCAGCTCTCGCTGCGTTCCAGTGAATGGGACGGAAGGTACCCTTTGGATGAGACATTAAATTCAAATCTCGCTCCCAATGCTTACCAATATTGCTGGAGTTGGGTGGTCCATGCATACGCTGGATACCCATAATCTCACGAACAGCATCAGAGATAGGTGACTTTCGAACATCACTCTTAAACCGAGTTCGTCCTAGGTCGTGTTCTCCGTAAATAATAGCAGAGGGTTCTTGTCCATCATCGTCTTCAGTTAGACGGTTGACAGCATGATCCTTAGGTACGGTAGGAGAAATAGAATATTCCTTCCCATACTTGGAAGTGACCATATGACCTTCAGAGTGACATTGAAGACGATTTTGCGCTTGAAAGCGTTCCATCGCATCGTTAATCATCTCACGGTTGATCACCGCTGCAACACCAAATGACTTGCCAGTCATACCAGCAATGTGAAATCCGACAATCACATGTGGGCTCCTGTAGGTGTAAACTGGAGCAATGCACATTCCATTAGCGGTGGGAATGGGCAAGTTGTAGGACACGGCATCAATAGGACCGTTCTTGGTGGGAAATGTCTTTCTCTCTTGCAACTTAGTTGTGAGAGTTTGGACAACACCTTCACGATCCTTGACCATGAACTTCACGTGTTCACGCTGAAATTGATAATCAGTCTCAGCAATGTAGGGAGTCATATCACGGACAGGGCCTCCGTTGACAAGTCTGATCAACATAAAGTCGTCAGAAAAACGGAAAATCTTGCTTTCGTCTACGATCTCTCGAAACGATCTGTTCACAAAGCCATCACGGCCTTGGTACACTTCAATAGTGACCTCGGCATCAAAATCAATCATGTGGCTTGGCAACAACCAGGTATTTCCTCGAATTGGGAAAATATTACAACTTCGAGACTTGTTCTTAGCGTAATTAAAAACCGTACAATAGGCTAAATTTCGCTTTAGTAAAGAATCGAATTGATCTGGTGTTGTGGTCTGGGCCTGACGAGTAGCTGGGATAGGATGGTATTCAACCTTCTTCCAATTGCTCTCGTAGTCCGTATCCATCTTTTCTGGGACTCCATCGTCCCGATTGTGGCCGCTAAGCATATCAGTCGCTCGCTTGGCTGCCTTGAAAAATTGCAATGAGCCGTACACGATGGCCAAACCTGCTGACGCTGCGAAAACAGCCTTTAGACAAGTAGCCTTGTGTGTCTCAAATGCATCGACAAGATTCTTACACTCAGTCTTCACTCGATGTACTGCATAGTCCATTCCGGTATTTCTGTACCACTGCTTGACAGCAGATTCGACAGGAATATATTCCAGAGGATCTGTTACAGACAATTCTTCCACCGATGAGTCATCAAAAATGAATTCTTCATGGGCGTGGCTTTCAAGTGGCTTGCACTTTGGGCACTGTTCTGGGTCATCCATATGTTCGCACAACTTCATGTCGTAAAACTTCTCAGTCGATTCGACAAAGTTATCTTGCTGAGCATAATACTTCTTTGTATCGTCCATCATCCAGTCCAGACACTCTCGCAATGAGGCATCCTTAAGGATTGTAACGAATCTATAGTCGTCAGGCTCTGCACCGGGAGTTCGGAGAATCTCCACGCGTTGCAATTGGATTACCCATGCATCAGGGATAAAAACACCCTTAAGCATCTCGGTATTGATTCCACCAGTCTCAGGATCGACCCACTCTTCTCGCAATCGAACGTCAAGGTGAACATTAAATCGACGCAAGATAGAAACGGGTTCATTTGAGAAAATGTGCGCTAGGAGTGTCTTAACATTAGTAGTAACACTAACTAGCTTGGGACGTATCATAACGTTGCCCTTTAGTTCAGCAATAGGGGAAAGTGCTGCCTTTGGCACATTGTTAAGGAAATCGATGATCTTCGCTGT